AGAAACTTAGGCAACCAGTACGGCACAGTCGAGGATGGCAGACCAGTGTACAAAGAACAGTTCCTTGACACGCTGCATGTCAATCCTACCGTCACTTATGTTCCTGGAGAACCAATCGTGGTAGGGCTAGACTTTGGTCTAACCCCCTCAGCGATCATCACTCAAGCGACAACTCGAGGAGGCGTGAACGTCCTCAAGGAGGTAGTCGCGCAAGACATGGGCATCCGTCAGTTCGTAGAATATCTTCTGGCTCCGGTGCTTGCTAGAGACTTTGAGGGCTCTGACAAGACATTTATAGGTGACCCCGCTGGCAATCAGCAAGCGCAGACGGATCAGCAGACAGTCTTTAAGGAGCTGGCTGACATGGGCATTCTGTGTGAGACAGCCAACACTAACAAGTTGGAGCCTCGGCTCGAGGCGGTCCGCTACTACCTTGGAGCACTGCGAGACGGGAAGCCTGCATTCCAGGTTCATCCAAGCTGCGTGACGCTACGCAAGGGCTTCAATGGCGGGTACAAGTTTAGACGACTACAGGTCGTCGGTGACGAACGCTTCACTGACATACCTGACAAGAATAAATACTCACACGTGCATGACGCATTACAATACGTGTGCTTACATCACAAGGGAGCAGCCGGCTACTCACAACAGCGGCTTGCGGAGGTCAGTAACATGATCCATTATTACACAGAGAGGAGAATGAGTATATGAAGTATTTTGCAAAGCTGATCGACGGCTCTATTCTGGAGCTAACTGAGGATGACTACACCATGACCCTGCGCGTTATAGCGCGATCTATAGACAGAGGACTTACGCTATCAAGTGGCGGCGTGCTCAAGTCGTCTGCAGTGATCCACATTTATGCTGAGGGCCCTGCCCAAGCACCTGCGGCAGCAACAGCACCACTTACAGCTAAGGTTAAAGGCTAATAATGACTGACTTCTACGACTCTTTCAGCGAACTCCCAGAAGAGGACAAGCTAGCTCATATCAAAGAGTATCGCGAAGAAGCGTGGTTTGCTAATCTAACCTGGCTCGAGGATGCTGAGCTTGCGCATAAGTTTAAAGCAGGAGACCAGTGGTCACAAGAAGAAAAGTACAAACTAGAGCTACAAGGTCGAGAAGGGTTAGTCTGGAACTACATACACCCAGCAGTAGAGCTAGTGTGCGGCGTAATGACACAGAATCCAACCCGCATATATCCGTATCCTGTAGAGGCGACAGATGGCTTTCTTTGTCAGATATTAGAAGACTTAGTTACCTATGTTGACACGGCGCAGTTAAGTCACCAAGAGGACTTAACTGACATGTTTGAAAATGGCGTTGTGACTGGCATCGGAGACTTAGTTGTCGACGTTGGGCCTAGCCCGGATAGCCCAGAGGAGCTACTATTTTACCAGCGTCCGCTAGACGCGTACGAGGTCTTAGTAGACCCAATGTGCAAAAAGTCAGATTTGAGCGACGCACGGTACATGATGTACGAAAAATGGGTTACTCAAGAAGACTTCCATGTCAGGTATCCTAAGCATGTAAAAGATATCGAAGAAATATTTACGGTAGGCACCTCTGGTTTAACGTCAGATTTGACTGACAGCTCAGTCGGACCAGTTAGCCCAACCTATACAGCATTTGAGTACTATGATGCACAGAACAAACGGATTCTGGTTACGCACTTCGAGTATAGAGAAGCCTACAAGAGATACTATTTTGTAGACGAGACCGGCGTTTCTACAGAGATTCAAAAGAAGGACGTGTCAGAAGCAAAGAAACAACCTGGGCAGATAGTAGAGATTTACGATACTAAAGTCTACTGGGTTCACTGCTTGCATGATAGAATACTGTGGGAAGGCGAGTCTCCGGTATACAAAAAAGACTTCTCCTTATGCAGATTCTCAGTTTACACTGACAGATCTAAGCGGCAACATACGAAATATGGTATGGTTAAGCTGATGATCGATCCACAAAAAGAGTGCAATAGACGCTGGCTCCATACAATTAAGCTTCTAACGCGACAAGGCGTTGGCATCATGGCCGAGGTTGACGCCTTCCATGATATAAAACAAGCTCAAGACTCATGGTCAGACCCTGACGCAATAACCTTTATGGCTCGCGGCGGGTTGGCTAAGGTCAAAGAGAAGTCCGTTCCTCAGTTTCCAGATGCTCCAATGCGCTTGGAAGAGATGAACAAAGACGCGATGAAGAATATTTCTGGTATAAACCCAGACCTTATGGGCGTCGCACAACAGAGAAGAGAGCCAGGAATAAACTTAAAGCTTAGACAACAGCAAGGCTTAACTATGCTGTCTAAGTCATTCAACAACTTTAAGTCAGCTCAGAAAGAGATTTATAAACGCAAACTTGAAGTGATTTCTAGATATATGCCGGATTCACAGATACTAAGAATCTTGGGTAATAATGACAAATACGCGTTTGAAGGCGAGAATATAGTTGACAAGAAGCGCGGATTGACCGCGCCTATACGTAATTTACGAGATTTGTCTTATAATATACGTATGGAAGACGCTCCTGGTGGCATGAATAAGACCATGATGGAGCTCAGTATCTTTCTGGATATGCTGGAGAAGAAGTTCCCTGTCAACCCAGATACTATAATTGATAAACTGGATTTGTCACCAGTAGAACGCGCTGACTGGAAAGCCTTCATAGCTGAACAAAAACAAGGTGCGCAGCAAGCACAACAAGCAGAGCAGCAGTTTAAAATGGCTGATGTGCAAGCTAAACAACAAGAGCAACAAGCTAAAGCGGCTGAAAATCAGGCTAAAGTAGTTGAAAGCCAGGCGCGTATACAGCTTGAAGCTAAGAAACACCAGGATAATATAGCACTCGAGCAGCAAAAGATAATGCTAGCAGGACAGTCTAAGGCAGCTGATATAGAGTCAGCCAGCGAGATTTCTGCTAACACTATACAGCAACGTGATATAGCATCACAGCGAGATTTTACTGCTAAAGTGGCTGCAATGGATGCAGCAGAAAAGAAGGACATGCTCTCAATACTTACATGGGTTGCAGAGCAGTCTGGTAAACAAAATAAGGACGCCGCTGAAAAAGTCGGGCGATAAAACGTGACGCCGACGTACGGGCGTATAAGGAGTGTAGTATGGATACAGATTTAGGGGAACTAACAGAGACAGAATTAGAGGTACCTGAGCCGCCAGCAGACGAGTATGAGGTACCTGAGGAGACTGAGGACGAACCTGTGGAGTTAGAGGCAGAAGCTCCCAGTACTCCAGACATTACAGCTCAAATTGCAGAACTTGAGGCAAGTAACAAAGGCTTAGTAAAAGCTTTATCAGCACAGAGAAGCATAAGACAAGACTTACAAGGACAACTTGACGAGATCAAAAATGCTATCAGTGCTGTTAAAACGGTAAAAACTACAGCAGCGGACAACCGAGTATTAGCGAATCCTACAATACCAATTGATTTTGACGATGAGGGAAATCCGTTTCTCGACCCTGCTAAACTTAGTACTTTACAACTTCGCTCGGCTGAAGTAGACAATTTGCGTAAAGAGATTGAGCTACTTAAGCAGACTACTTGGGTATCAAAACAGCAACAGGCTGAACAAGAAAATTTAAGAGCCCTCTTATCTGAGAACGAAAACTATGGTCCTGCGTATAAGAAAGTAACAGATGCTTGGAATTATCTCAAAGACGATTTATTCGACGCGTATCTGGTGGCCAACGGTATACCAGCTCCCACTACAGCAGAAGCCGCAATAGATATCGCTCTTTCGTCAAAAGACATTACAAGTAAATTTGAACAGAAGTTTCCTGGAGTAGATATTGAAAGCGTGTTAGAAGCGCACTTAATAGCTACGCCGAGGTACTTACGTAAAGCCCTTAGTAAGGCGAGTGCACAGGCACAGGCACCAACACCGACTAAAACAAATTCTAGCAAAGCTCTAGACTTTAACAGACCGGCGTCCTTAGCAGCAGCAAATACCTCTGGTGGAGAAAACCAGGAGAGCCTACTGTCTAGGATAGCTAGCATGTCTAACGAAGATTTTATGGCGTTAGACAGTAAAACAATGGCAAAAATTGACAGGCTTTTAGAAGCCCGAGGTTAAGGAGAAACTCACATGATTACGGAATTCGGCACAGCTTCAAGTCAGACAGTGAAGCTCTGGTCCAAAAAGACATGGTACGAAGCGCAAAAAGGCGCTTTGTTTTTTAACAAATTTCTAGGTACAACTGAGGACAGTATTCTTTACTGGGCCAAAGACCTGGAAAAAACAGCTGGTGATAACATCGTTTATGACCTGCTTGTCGAGATGACTGGCTTAGGAGTCTCTGGGGATAACACTCTGGAAGGCAACGAAGAAGCCCTTACTTTCCATCAGGAAAGCTTGAAAATCGACCAATTGAGACACGCTCACATCTTTGGAAAAATGTCTCAGCAGCGTACAGTACATAATCTTCGGAAAGACGGTCAGTGGGCTCTGTCTCGCTGGTGGTCAAACAAGTTCGAAGAACTTATGTTTAGGTACCTTTGTGGAGACACGACTGTAGCCCATGCAACTAACTCACCTAC